CTATCAATAACTTTCTTGTCCGGTACAACATTCCTTGATGCTGCATTCATCCTTTGTTGGAACTGTTCGCCTATACTGTCATAAACATCTCTCATGGTTAAACCATCTAAGGTATCTCCACGTTCCATGATGTGTTTAGACGCTTCAGGACCAAGTCTAAATATCTTTTCTCGCTGTGCTTCGGACAAGTCTTGCCACTTATAACGTGGTACAACAGCCCTGATGACAGCTTCTGCATTACAAACACGCATCTAGTATTCTCCTTAGCGAAGGCGTATTCTCTAGTACATCTAACGCCTCATCAAATGTCTTAGGTAATTGACGGATGTTAGCTTCGTCTAAAGCTTTAAGAACATCATCACTAGCCTTAACATCTTTTAACACAGTGCGAATATCTTGTCCAGTATCTTTTGCTAGTTGCTGTACCTTCGGTGTTGATATACCTTCGTCAGCAACTCTAGCAGTCTGTGTAAAGTAATCGTCTGATCTTTTAGTTAGTAAAGCACCGACATTAGGTTGTTCATCAGCAAGTCTTTGTTGCTCCATCTGCATGACTCTAGCAAGCCCTGTAGGGCCTGTAGGAGGCTCTTCAGCAAGAGGACGTAGTAAAGCAGCTTCTTGCTGTGTAGCTTCTCCTGGAGCCACTCTAGCCTGTTCTCGCTGCATAAACTCAGCAAACCCCATCCTAGGTGGTTGCTCTGATAGCAATGCAGCTTGTCTAGGTACAGCACCAGTAGATCCTAGCTCTTCAATGATACGCTGTACTTCAGGAGATTCAAAGGTAGCTGGTGTTGTTGTTGTTGGTTGTTCTACAGCAGCAGTTGATGTAGGACTTACTTCATCAGTAGTCTTCAAACCTTTAGAGATATTATCAATCTCTTTACCGAATAACTTACCGATAACGCCACCAACAGCACCACCAAAAGCAGTACCAACAGCGATATTCTGTAGCCTAGAATCTCCGAACTCTTGGAAGGTAGGTTCTAAAGCCCCAGCTAATGCACCTGCTGTAGCACCACCAGCAATACCCCTAGCTACGTTAGTTGCTCTAGCTACTGGAATAAGGTTTAGAGGATCAGCTACAGCACCAGTGATAAGACCACCATAGCCTGCTACAGGACGTACCTCTCTAGCCATCCTTGCTTGACGTTCACGTTCTACATCAGGAGTTTCTGTAAACTGTGGTAGCTGTACTTCTTCAGGCGATGAAGGAGCTACAGTTTGTTCAAAGGCTGACGGAGCTGCTTGTCTGATAAGCTGTCCTGCTCCACGCATCGAAGCAGTGAAACCACGTTCTACGTTTCTTAGGAAAGCCTCACCAGCACCGATGTCACCAGTGAGGAAGTTCAGTGCTTGATCTGATACTTTGCGGACATCACCAGCTATGAGAGCATCTAAGTCAGCATCAGAAAGAAGCTTGAGCGCTTCTGGTCCGATAGCCATTATTTAGCTCCAGGTTGTTGTTTCCTACGTTCCTCTTCTCTACGTTTCTTTTCTGCAAGAAGCGGTTGCTTAAACTGCTCCAATATATTACTAGAGTTTGGTGTCATACCCCTAGCTGTTTGTGTGTCCACGTCTGGTTGTTCAGTTTCATTGCCAAAAAACCTTTCTACAGTGCCATCATCAAACATAACAGCTTTACCTATAGTATTACCCATATCATCTTTAATAGGTGTTTCAGCCATCCTACGTCTACGTGTATCACTTGTCTTTGTAGCTTGTTTTCCACGGAAATCAGCTAAAGCTTTTGTTGCATTAACTTTAGCTCTTAACTCTTCAAGTTGTAATTTATACCTATCCTTATAAAATCCTTCAGGCATAGCTTCAAACTCTGCTTTAGCTTTATCAAGTGCTAACTTAGCAGCATCATATTGAATCTGTTTAGCTTCGTTAGTTTTTATAGTAGCTGCTAAATTAGCTTCTTTAATAGCTTCTTCTATAGCTCTCTGAGATTTTCTATAATCAAATTCTTCAGTAGTTCTTTCCGTTGTTTTCTTTGAAGCCTCTGTTTGAGCTTGTGTCAAGCCTATATCAGCCTCTGTCTTCATCTTACCTAATTCAGTCTTAGCCTTAGACTCTTCAGCAGCTTTAACCTGTGCAGCAGCAGCTAAAGCCTCTTGTGTTAGCCCCAACCTAGAAGCCTCTCTAGCCATAATCTTATAAGCTTCTACAGGGTCTTGTCCATCCCACTGACTGTTAACTGCTCTTTTTAACTCTTCTCTTGCAGAGGCTTGTTTTAGTTGTGGGTCTTCCACACCGAACAATCCTGCAATAGATCTACCTGCTTGTGTACCAGCCATACCCATACCAGCTCTTATACTCTGGTAAGGTGTTAACCGAGCCTGTGCTAGTGCATTAGCTTGATCCTGCTGCATCTGTTGTTGTTGAATATCATAGATGCTGGGACCAAATAGACTTTGTTGCTGTGCCATTATTGTTCCTTAGATAAACAAACCAATATCTTGATTACCGTAACCTAGTCCAGTACCGAAGCCAGTAGTATTTAGGTTACCAGCAGCATTGGGGTTTAAAACATTACCTAATAGACCGCCTAACAAACCACCAGACCTTGTTGTACCGCTTGTTCCTAGCACTTGATTAGCTACATTCTGCCTAGAACTTAACAGACCAGCTAAGGCTTCTTGTTGAGCTTGTAAGTTACCTGCCAATCCCATGCTTTGTAAGTTAGCTTGTTGTGAAAGACCTGCCATTGATGGCTGTAAGAAAGCTTGTGTTCTAGCTATGTTACCAGCCATCTGTTGTTGACCTAAATTACCTGACAACTGAGCTTGTGCTAACTGTTGTTGTGTTAGCCTTTCTAAAGGACTCAAAGCAGCAACACCCTGATTGATTAACGTACCACGTTCTCCTAAAGCAGCCTGTCTAGACTGTAGTTCACGCTGTAACTGTTGTTGAGCTATAGCTTGTTCTTGAGCTAACAATTCTGGTGAAGAACCACCATAAGCAGAACCACTTACACCCAATCTACCTTGAGCACGTAACCTAGCCTCTGTAGCTAATCGTTGACGTTCAGTCTCTGGAGCAGACAACGCAGATAACTTGTTGTAATAATCCCTGCTTAACTGATCTACGTTAGTCATGTTTGCAGCCTGTGCAGACTGCATAGCTGCTTGAGCAAACGGATTATACATCTGACGAGCATCTTCAGTCAATGCTGTATTAACAGCACCTGTCTTAGGATCGTAAGAAGTACCAAACAAGGAATTAGTAACACCGTAAGGTGTAAAGTTACCAATCATCTCTGATGCTTGTTTACCTAAAGCATCATACTTACCACCAATATTAGTTGCTAAATTAGCGTATTCAGTTTGTGTTATCTTACCTTGTTCACGAAGCTTCTGAGCAGCATCGTTAACCATTGCTAAGTTAGCACCAGAACTGATAAGATTACCTAAGACATTCTGAGCGTCTGTGTTAGCAACACTAGAAACAGCATTAGTAATACCACTAAAAAGAGAAGAAGCTATATTACCAAGCCCTTGGCCTAACCCTTGAGCAATACCTGTACCTAAACCACCTAGTCCAGTTCCTAAAGCAGTTCCTATTGAACCTAAGCCTGTGCCTAAGCTAGAACCAATGTTACCTAATCCTGTACCTAAATTACCTATCCCAGTTCCTAAATTAGTGCCTATTTCGCTTAAACCAGCACCTAAACCAGTTCCAATATTTCCCAATCCTGTGCCTAGATTACCTATACCAGTTCCAAGATTACTGCCTATTTCGCTTAGACCTGTACCTAAACTAGTACCAATATTACCTATTCCGGTTCCTAGGTTAGTACCTATTTCACTTAAACCAGTTCCTAAACCTTGACCTAGGTTAGTACCTAAATTACCAATACCTTGACCTAGGTTAGTACCTATTTCACTTAAACCAGTTCCTAAACCTTGACCTAGGTTAGTACCAATGTTACCCAAACCAGTTCCTAGGTTAGTACCTAAATTACCTAAACCAGTGCCTAGGTTAGTACCAATGTTTCCAATACCAGCCCCAACAGACGACATTGAATTAACAACTGACGGAGCTAGTTCAGAAAACCCTGATGATTGTAGAGCCTGTGCCACAGCGTTGGTTACATCAGCGCCTGTTAGTGTTGCTTGTATAGCAGCATTAGAGGCTACGTTAGCTGCTGCTTGACTTCCCCCTGCATTAGTTACTGCTTGTTGTACTGTTGTAGCAGCCTGTGATGCAGCACCCTCAACACCACCAACAGCAAGGCTAGGGTTACTAAGCAAGCCTCCTGGTGTTGTTGCTAGGCCTTGTGGTGTAACACCAGCACTAACAACATTACCACCACCACCTACAATATTTCCTGTAGAAGATACAGCACCTGTGGCAGCGGCATCAGTAGCAGAAGCTAAACCAGCAGAAACAGCGTCAGCTACGGGTAGACCAGCAGCTACGTTACCTGATGAAACATCAGCAGCAATAGAAGCCAGTTCAGTGCTTCCTGTGGCTGCTAATGCGTTGGTATAAGCAGTAGTTGCTGCTTGGGACGCAGCACCTTCAACACCTGCAACAGCTAAACTTGAGCCTGCGCCCGCACCTCCGAACAATGAGTCAACAAGGTTTCCTGCTCCGACAGCACTACCAACAACACCTAGAGCCTGTAACCACCCTTGTGCGTCTGATGGGTTAGGATCAGACAAACGAGTACCTGTTGGTTGTCCGTAAGCATCATATTGCTGAACCAGTAGTTTACCGTCTTGTGTACCTATAACTTGTTCTGTGCCTACATCTTCACCTTTGTCTAACTGTCTTATGTTACCTTCAGTACCGAACGTTCTTTGTACAGTACCTGTTAGCATTGTTCCTAAAGGAATACCAGAATCCCTAAAGTATTGATTTAGTTCATTAACAGGGATGTTAGCAACTGATGCTAGATCTTTTTCTGACAACCCATACTGTTGTGCTAAAGCAGCTACGGATTGACCACTTTTAGTATCATTGTTAAGTATTGCTGATCTAATTGTGTTTAAGTCTTGTTCTGGTACATTAGCAACAGTCATTAAAGAAGGACTGGCTGTAAGTCCCTGACTAATGAACCAAGGAGCGTCAGCCTGACTAATCATACCAGCCTGGAGTAAATTATCTACAGATACTCCCTTGTCTTTGAAAAACTGCACCTTAGCACTAGCGCCCAACTGAGACCAGTTAGGAGGAAGCATAGCCATTATTTGTGCTTCTGTAAACATTGTATTAAACTCCGTTATCCTTAGGCTGTTCTACCAGTTTTGAAGTAAATATCCATTTGTTGTACTGACAACAAGTCATTAAGTATGTCAGCTTCAATACCAATCTGAAACACCTTACCACTACCGCCTATGTTTGATCGTATAAAGTTAGTTGATGTGTTCGAACTGTTGTATTCGCTTATGTTGTACTGAGCTACGTTGTATTCTGACCGAGATGATAAACTAAGTTCAGGTAGTAAGGTACTTTGATAGTTCTGTGTATACTCTACACCCCATTTTAAGAATACAGGGGTTCCACCAGCACCGATAACTGACAATGTAATTTTCTTAAGTATCTTCAACAATGATGCGTTACCAGCATCTAAGTAAGAACTATAGTAAACAAAACGATAAGATGATTCGTTGTCTGAATAACCAGAGTATTCAGCAATGTACCCTGGACGACTAAAGTACAATGATCTTGATACAGACGAACAAAAAGCTTTAGGTGTTAATGTCCATAAAGTTGCTTTACAAACACCATCCTGTAGCCTTGTCTTTAAGTCAAAACAATACAGTAGTCCTAATGATGGAAAAGATAGTAGATAGAAACCTTGTTTCTGTGAGTAGACTGACTTTATAAGACTATTGTCGTTGTTACCCGCTATAGCTAAAATTAAATCATCCCTAACATTTCTAGATATGTCAATGATAGGGTTTGACTTTTCTTGAATAACTCTAGCAAGACTCTTAACACCTGAATCAGACAAGAAGAACATATCCGTACCGACATCTTGTACTGAGTCTCTGGCAATACAGCCTACGCCATCAATAACCTCAACTAACTTAAGATCAGCAGCAGGGTCTACATCAGCACCTGAGTAGATAACGATAGTTGTTTTACAGAAAATGATTAAGTAACCGTTAAAGGCTGCTAAAGCAACAATACTATCAGTACCGTTTGTTAAGATGTTTTCTATGTTAACAGAACCAGCAGCACCACCAGACCACTTAGCACCACTTAAGGTATCCGACCAAGTAACTGTTGTTTTATCGGTGGTTGTATCAGCAACCCATAAGCGACCATAAGCAGCTAATACTTCATTACCTAATGGTACTGTTCCTGAGTAGTTAGGATGTGCTGATACCTTTGTCCAAGTATTTGATGCATGGTCATACACTAAAGGATCATGAGCACGTTGAAAGAAGTACGTATGTCCGTTGAAGTTAACTGCTTTCCAGTTACTAGCGGTCCATGTAGCATCAGCGTAAACTTGAGTAAGTGTTGTTGTTCCGGTGAATATCTTCTTATCACCAATGGATACTAACTGTGTTGTACCATCTATCTTAATAACTTCATGGATAAGCGTAGGCTCTGTACCAGCAAAGCCTGATGTTGTGTTGACTTTAACCCAACCTTGTCTAGCTGCTATACGACCAAACTGATCAATAACAGCGTTGTCAGCTCTTAAAGCGTAGTCTTTTGTAAGTGCTATGGAAGAATCTTGTGTATTAAGACCAGCAAAGCCAGGAGCTACGATACTTACTGACAACAGTTCTGAGGCCATTACACAGCCTCCCAAGTAGTTTCATCATCGTATCTTACTGCTTCAATGGCTATGTAGCTTGCTAATGCTTTTCTGTATAGGTCTGCTTGCTGATCACTTAAGCGACCACCGTCCTCACCACGCTCATTGATAGCACGTAAGTAAGCACCTTGAATAACTAATTCTGATGGTACATAGAGTGTATCTGTTGAGTTAACTAAATCTGCTTGTGGGACAACACAATCTACCTTAACGGACAATACTGATGTAGGTACAGGCCATAGATCAATAGTCAATACACCTGTAGATGCTGTGCTATTTCCAATAGAGAAGTTTTGAGGATCTCCGTTTGTTGTTCCTTGTAAGTTAGTCCACTCATGCATCTGTGATTGTGATGCTTGATAAAGATCTCTTTTCAGTGAAGGAACATAAACAACTAACAATCTTGATCTAGGGTTTGTTCCTGGTATCTCGTAATTCTGTGTGCCACTGACTGTAGAGATTGTCTTAGTTGTTCTAAGAACAGACCAGCTCCAAGCATCTTCAACTTCTCTTTTAGCTTCGTTAACAAAGTCACTGACAAGTTTAACGTATGCTGTATCAGTTACTGAAACTGCTTCAGTCTCTCTTATCCGTCTAAGAACACCATTTACACAATCTAAGAATGTAGCCATTTAGATCACCATTTAATTTTATCAGCCCAGAAGGCCGCTGACATCTTACCTTTAGCAATGTTTTTTGCGTGGCGAGCTTTAAAGGCTTTGTTCCTTGCAGATCCTTCAGGAGAACCTTTAACACCTTGTTGACCGAACCGAATCGTCTTAACTTGATCACCGTCCTTTGCTACAACAATGTGAGACTTGGTAGGATGTCCTGGTGTTCTTTTAGGTTGATTATATCCAGAGACTCCCGCTCTTTCCAGCCTTGAATCTTTTTTCATTTCTTCTTCTTAGGCTTAGACATACCAGCTTCAGACAAAGCAATAGCAACTGCTTGCTTAC